GGTCGTCGTAGCCTTCGTTAAACAGGTTGTCTAGGGGCATCACGCCACCTGGGGACGGTTGCAGCCCATTAGGCGCAGGATTTGGCCGAAACTGCCGCCGACCGGGGCGCCTGTTGCTAGCGGGTCAAACGAGGCAAATTGGTCGATTGAGCCCGCCTCGCGGTACAACGCCGCCGCGTACATGATTGTGCCGAGCAGGACGTCGGCGCTGGGCGCGGTGCTGACGCTGGCGTCGAAGTAGCCCGATTCTTGGCGGCGTCGGTATGCGAATGCGTTTGCCGCGTTGACCGAGAACGTGGCGCGGTCGTAGTCGGTGCTGGGGTTGGTGAACGTGATGCCGAGGTAGTCCTCAAGGTTGGCGAGGCTGGACCAGGTGCACGTGATTGTGTAGGTCAGGGTGCCGGACGCGGCTTGGCGCACTACGTCGGCGGTTGTCAGCGCGAATTGGACTTGCCCGAGGATGATCGGGCCGTCAATGTCGTAGATCGGGTCACCCTGGTCACTGATATCGGTGAGCTCATAAATGGGAAGCCCAGTGACGACGTGCGCACCGTCCCAAGGTGCGCCCATCCCGGACAGGGTGAACGACTGGCCGATCTGTAGCTGATTTTCCTGTAAAAGCTGGACGATGGCCACGTTTTGCGTCACCTGTTTATGGGTGACGGTCAACGCAGCCATCGTCAGCAGCCTTGGAGGAGGACTAAATCAGGCTTTGAGAATCTTGACGAACTTGGTCGCATCGGCCATGAACGCAGCTGCGTAGCCACGGAAGGCGATGGTGCGACCGAGCGTCGAGGGCACATCGATGCTGATGGCACCCTTCTGCTGTTCGTAGAACTCGAAGCCCGCGGCGGGGCCGGCAGCGTGGCCGACGACGCCGTTGAGGCCGCCCGAGCCAGTGCCGCCCGCCATGTTCTTGTCGACGACGAGAACCAGGCCCAACGGGTTGCCGTTCCACGACGTTGCCGACGAGTTGCCGATCGTGTTCTGACCGATCAGGTTCGGGGCTCCGACGAACGGAAACACCGGGCGGTTGGCGTCATCGACCATCATGCCGATCTTGGCCCACGTGAGCGGTGCAACGAAGTAGTGCGTCGGCAGGTAGTTCGAAGTGTTGCTGATCTGGTACGCGGCACCGTAGATGCACTCAATGAGGTCCTTCGGGTCGTACGCGTTGAGCGTCTCGAACTGCGTCGTGCCAGCAACCATGGTGTCGACCGCGTAGTTGTCGGTGGCCTGACCGTACGCGACGGCGAGCTGATCGAGGACGATCGCGAGGCTGTTCGGGTCGGTCCAGTCAAGGTCCTGCTCGGACAGCGTGACGTAGGTGCCGAACGTGAGCTTGCTGATGTCGTTGTTCGAGATGCCAACCGTCGACGGGTCAAGCGCGTTGAGCTGACCGGTCGGCTGCTGGGTCACGACCGGGCGGGTCGTGATCTTCGGGCGGCGGAACGTGGCGCCACCCTGCGGCATCGCACGGACACCAATCGCCGAAACGAACGGACGGATGGCGTTGAGGCCGTCGTACACCGAACCGACGATTGGCTCAGGCAGGATGCCAGGCGTGTCGGCGGTCGTGATATCGGGCGCCGCGGCCTTGATGTTGGCGTTGAGCTGCGCGAAGTCCGAACCACCGCGCACGAACGCGGCCATGTACTCCGTGGGCGTGGGAAGCTTGAACGACTTCTTGGCTTCGGCCCAGATGGGTGCCGACACGGTCTGCGGCTGAGCTGAAACGGCTGCCGCGCTTTCGATCTGAACGTCCTTGGTTGCTTCCACTGGTGCAGTCTCCTGTTGTGAGCCCTCGGCCGCTGCAACCTCGGTGATTTGAGCTCCAGCAAACGCCGGCGCTGTGACTAACGATAGTTCCATCCATTCACCTTTCGCAACCACGAGGGTGCCGTCCTCGTCGTAGGACGCGTCGATCGGGTTGACGCCGACCGACACGGCGTCGATGGCGCCGTCTTTGATGAGCTCGACGACGTCGTCCCCGTCGCGGGTCTTGCTGATTTTGGCGGTGAATAGCATTCCAGCCTCGGTGTCCATGCGCCCAGTGACGATGCCGACGGGCTGGGTTGAGTCGTGGTACTTCAGCAGTTTGGGCTTTTTGCCGTTGATGGGCAGGGAGCCGGGCAGGAACTTGACGCGGGTGCCGTCCGAAACGGTTGCTTCTGTGTTCCACGGGACGGCGATGCCGCTGATCGAGCGCGGCGATTCGCCTTCCTCGGCGGTGACAAAGGTGTTGCTTGCGGTGAGCTTGAGCATTAGTCGTCATTCCTTTCGGGCGTTCTGCTGGCCGGGGATTCGGGGGCAGCGTTTCCTTCATCCCCGGCCATGTCGTTTTCCTCCAAGTATGACTTCACGTCTAGTTCGATGTAGCGCCCGCGGGGCGTCACGTTGTTCATGCTAAGGGTCTGCTCGATCGCGTCCACGAACGGCTTGGCGCCGAACAGGTACAAGTCCTGTCGAGCCTGCTGGGCGTTGGCGTACGTCATCGAACTTGTGTTGATACCGACCAGGTAGGGCGGGATGTTGGCGATGCGCGCCATTTCGAGCGCCTGATGTTCGCGTGATTCGACCGACTGCATCTTGGACGGGTCAACGTATTGCGGTTCGAACGATACGAACTGGTTGAGCGCGGCGATCGCGTTCGCTTCGCGGGCGTCAGCGAATGCCGCGGCCATGTTGGCCAGTTCCTCGGAGCTCATGGGCTCGCCATCGGTCTGCTTGAGGATGCCCGACGGGATTTGGTTGCGGGCGAAGCGTTCGGCGGATTCGTCGAGGTTGCGCGCGGTGCGGATCGCTCGTGCGCCCATCGACAGCAAGCCCTGGATCGGGCTAATGAACTGGATCACGTCCCGGGTGTCGAGGTCAAGGCCGTTGAACGTGACTTGCCGCGACGGTCCGAACCATTGCGGGCCTGCCTGGTCGCGAGTCTGGACGTCGGCGGCGGGAATCCACGTGAATTCGGCGGGGAAGCCGTTGCCGAAGCGTTTGGTGACTACCCAAAAGGCGCGGCCGTAAAAGATTAGGTCGTCGGTGGTCCAGCTGAGGATGAAGTTGCGGGTCACGTTCGGGTCGGGCTGATCAAACCAGACGTCGTCGGGCAGGTACGTTTTTTCGTATTCCTGTTCGGTTGCGTTCCATTGCCACGAATATTGTTTGATTGTGAGCGCGCCAACCATTGAGCAGATAAGGTCGCGCGCCCGGCTGATGGTGGGAATGTTGATGGCCTGTAGACGGTCGAAGCCCGTCATGTAGGTCATGAAGTTGCCGACGTTGGGGTTGCCTGCCGCGCCAACAGCTGCACCGATCGCCGCGTGGGGTGCAATCTTGCTGGTTTGGACGCCCGAGAAAATGCCCATGATGCGTCAAGCCTAGGCGTTCGGTCGCACGAATGCGATCGCAGGGCGTGTCACGTTGGGACGCGGCTTGGACATGAGCCCCGCGGCCCACACCAAGCATCGTGCTAGTTCGATCGGCCCCGGTGATTTGGTACTGGACAGTGCGATAGCGCCCGGAGTGCGGACGGCGACGGCGCGCCCGACGTGCTCGGCGAGCATTGTTTCGCCGGTGTGTTGGAGTTTGTTTTCGACAATTGACTGCCTAACTGCTCCAGTAAACGACGTGATCTCGCGGTAGCCGACAATGATGCGCTTGCGAGCCAGGTCGCTAGGGCAATGTACGTCGAGAGTCGGAGTGATAGCCAACGTGAGGCCAGGATTTGACGCAAGTTCCTGCCTGACATGATCCCACACTGCCGTAAGGGTGTCGCACATAAACGCGACGGTGGCGGTGAGGATGTTTTCGGCGTTGTGGTTGACGCGGACTGCGCAGTAGCGGCCGTCGTCGACGCTGACCTCAACAGCTAGGACGCCGCCAGGTTTGGGTGGTAGATCGGTGGTGCGTTCTTTCCATAGCCCGGGGGACAGCCAGCCTGTTTCGGTTTGTACCCACAGGTTGACGGAGCTGCGCAGGAACCCGGCACGGTTCGGGGCGTGGGATTCGGCTTCGAGGGTGTCGATGCTGAGCGTGTGCCCGAGTGCTGGGTTGGCGTATTCCCAAGCTTCGGGTGTCATCGGGTCCAGTTCGGGCGGCGGTGAGTATTCGGCCAGGTACAGCGGTGCCTTATCCCCGGTGTCGATCGCGCGCAAGCCTTCTTCGCGCCATTTGAGCATTGCGACTGATTCTTCGGTGCCGGCGGTCGACCACATGGACAGCAGCGGGTTGTTTCGGGCGCGTTGCGTTGGTCGCAGACCGATATCGAGGGTTTCGGTGTCGACGCCGAACAGCTCGTCGACGATGATGAGATCGCAGCTCAGACCGTGCCCAGCCGACGGCTTTGCGGCGCGAACAATCCACTTGTTAGGGCCGACTTTGATCTGGTTGCGGCCGTAAGCCCACACGATGTCGTGTTTGGACAGCCCGAAAGACGCTTCGAGGATTGGGGCAAGGTCCTGGAACAGGGCGCAGGCAAGATCGAGGCGGTGCGCGGTCGTCAGGATCACCTGCGGCTCATCCCACAGCCGGGTCAGCCACCAACCGACCAGCGCCTTGAGTGCCGCGGTCTTACCGTTCTGCCGGGCGACCGATACAAGCGAAACCTGGTTCAGGAAGCGGCCGTTGCTGTCGTAGGACAGCTGCGCGTCGAGAACGCGGCGCTGCCAGGGCATGAGCTCAATGTTTAGGTACTTGGAAGCCCATTCTGCAACTTCAGGCCCGAACGAACCAGCAGCATCCTGGACGATCGTTTCCAATCGCGGCAAGTCATGACCTTTTCCTTTTTTGCCGGTTTCTTTCCCTTTGGATAAAGAGAACGATGGGCGCGGGGGCAATTGGGTCCCTGTTTCAAAAAAAGTTTTGGGTTGGGGCTTGCGTGTGTTGGCTTTGCGCGGCTTTGAGGTGACCGCTGTGTTTGTGTTTCGGCGTCGGTCCCTGGCTGCTTTGTAGTTTGCGCCTCGTCGAGCGTTGCACGGCTTGCATGAAGGCACCAGGTTTTCGAGCTCATCCGCGCCACCTGCTGCGAACGGGATCAAATGGTCTGCTTCGGTGGCGGGTCTGCGTTTGCACCAGTGGCATAGGGGCGCGTCTTTCAGGATGGTGGCCCGGTGTTTTCTGTAGGTGGCGTCGGCTGTTCTACCCGCCCCCCGTTTTTTCTTGGCTGCCATGGAGTTCAGGTTAGTTGCGAGGGGATTCCCCTCGCGCTCCCCGCTAGCGCGGCGCGTTGCGCCTTGCTCGTACTGTGAATGCGTGAGTGCTCGATGGGCATAACGCGCCCGGGCTCCTCCCGTCCGATTATCGCTCGGATCACACTAGCCCACACCCTCGTTTCAGTGCATGGGACTACCCCGGCTCTCTGACGGCCTAACTCGCGTCTGTTAGACGCGGCGGGTTCACACCGGCACCCCGTGTCACGCTGGGGTTGCGCCCTTACGGGTTAATTCAGTTGTAAGCCTTTGGGCAGATTCCTGGAACTTTGGGGTGCATACAATACACCCCGCCTTTCCAGACCCAGCCTTCACGAGCTGCGACTTCCTTGCCACAGCGGCATTTGCCTGGCATGGCATTGCGACGCGGCACTCGATCAGCGTGACTCACGAGCCACCTTTCCAGGCGTCGATGACCTTGGATGCGTCAGCCTTTGTCAGATCGGTCAGCAGGCCAATCTTGCGGCCCAGGATCGCGCTAATGGCCTCGATCACCGGGGCACCTGGCTGCAAGCCTTGAGAACGCGCCAAAGCACGAATCATGCCCACCTGCTTGTCAGATGCCTTGCCTGGGGTGCGCGGCTCGTCGTATTGCGGGCTCGGGGACGCGGCAAACGGGTCCTCAGCGGGTTCGCCTTGCGTGTTTCGGGCGACCTTTGTCATTTCCTCGCGGCTGGGGCGCTTAGTGTGATCTGAGCCCGACAGCCCAGCGTTGGCTAGTGCGCGGCCCACGCTGCTCGACTCACAATTCTCGAGGTGGCTTGTTTTATTGACCATGCCCTCACCACGGGTTTCCTCAGCCCACCCGGTAGCCATGAGCACGTCACCCTCGTACAGCTCGGCACGGAACACGCAACGAGTGTCGGTGTAGTGCACCAAGTGCGTGATGACGCGGGGGGTTGCCGCGTGTTCTTGTTTAAGCCAGCGATCGAGTCGGGCTGCTACTGGCTCGTAATCGTCAAGTTTGAATGCCATCTGCTGTTTCCTCCAGGAGTTGTATTAGTTCGAGCCATAGATCGGCGGGCATGACTGCCAGCCATTTGCCAGGGTTGGCGTGTCCTGGTCGTTTGCACAATATGACACCCGTGTACGCCTGTTTGTCCTGCATTTGGCGTCCGAGCTGCTCGAAGTATGACGACCAGTTGTGCTGCTGGCGGTTTTTGACCTCGATCACGACGCCGTTGATTGCGTCAACGTCGCCGTGGTCGTCGGTCCAGCCTGCCCGGTTGCGTTGGGCTTGGTAGCCCTTTTCCCGTAGCCATTTGACTACGGCTGTTTCGGCCGCGGTGCCTTTGCGTTTGTTAGCAGACGTCATGCTCAAGGTCCTGGGCGCATTGTGCGTACACCCACAGGTAGCCCATGGCGTCGCGCACCGAGTCAACGTGCAAACGATGCTTGTCGCGGTTGTAGCCAATTCGAGCCAGTTTCACGCACACCATAAACAGCGCGGCATCGGCTGAATGGCTGACAATGCCACCATTGAGCGCTCGGAACAGCGCGGCAACGCGCGCATAGTCCTCATGGGGTGGCCCGTAGTTGTCGCCGCGCGGCCCGTGCGTGATCTCGTGAGCGCTTTTAAGCAACTCGTCAATGTCGATCGGGTCCATTAGTACGGGGTTTCTTGGTGGATGAGGCGCTCAAGCCTGCTGACCTCGAACTGCAAGTCTTGGATGCGGTCGCGTTGACGTCGCAGCCGGTTGTGTGCTTCGTGCAAATCCTGTCCGAGCAGTTTCATGTCAAGCCCATCGGGAATGCGTAGGTAGTGCTCGAGCAGACGCTCGCCGAGCGGGAGCTGTGCCCAATCTTCGTGGTTGATCATGCGCTGCCATCCTTTCGGGCTTGGCCCGTTGCGTGACGTAATCTAGCAAACGCTTCGTCAAATTCGCGTTGCCGTTTGTTGGATTCGTATTTGAGCTGTGTGTGGTGTGCCCACCATCCGAGGATGACCCCGGCACAGATCAGTATGGCTGTTTTCATTGCAGTACCTCCAAGGCACGGTTGTATGTTGACCATTGTTCCCAGCCGCCTTCAACGTAGACCCACCACGCGGCTTGCAGGTTGATGCTGGGGTTCAGCAGCTCATCCTCGGCATCGACCAAGCCGCGAGCCCGCAAATAGCCTTGCGGGTTCCAACGATTGGGTCGCACCCAAGACGGAGCATGGATTTGACTGAGTCCATAACTCAGCCCGTTGTCGCCGATGACGTGCGGCAGGCACATTGATTCGAGCTCAATAATCGTCAGGATCACTGGCAGCTCAGCCGCGGTAAAGCCCGCTGCAAGGGCTTCGGGGGCGTATTCGGCGCATCCTGGGCCGCTGTAAGGCACTGTGGTGGGAACCGGCAGTGCCTCGACGGGGTGCGGATACACCGTCGAGGACACCGCCTGGGGTCCCGCCAGATCAAGTTCATTGGTCGACCACAAGCCGGCTGCCCCGAGCAGCCCGGTTGCGCATAGTCCGATAAGCACTAACGGGTTCATTGTCCTACCTCCATAGGTTGTGCCGTTGACCTTAGCGCTTGCGGCGGCCCTTGTGGGGGATTTGGAGCGGGATGACCTTTTGGACCATGCCCCGGGGGATTTTGATGACATTGTCTACGTCGTTGTCCTCGCGGCTGCCTGATTGGTACACCGTCAGGTGCTTGGACTTGGGCCCACTGGCCAGCAGCCAGCCTACGGTTTGGACAACGCAGGGCTCATCATCGAGGGACGTTTTGTCCAGCCATTCGTTGTTGACACGGGCGTAGGCGTCGTGCCAGATGACGAGGACGGGTTTGTCTAGTCGAGCCATACGACGTACTCGGACGCTACACGGCCCTTGTCGGGGTCGATGAAATGCAGGCGTTGGCTGGGTTTGCTGGTTGCGGCCACGAATTCTCGGGCGTATTCGTTGTGGGATTCGGGGCTGCCGGTCACGAACACGCGGCCGCCGTTGGCCAGGGTGGCGCTGTGGGGGGTGTGCCAGTGGCCCATGTAGCAGTCGGTGAACGGCTCGATGACGCCTGCGGCCCAGCTGTTGACTTTGCGCATGATGCCGAATAGGGGGGTGTTGCCACCGAAGCTTTTGACTTCGTCGCCGTGCACCAGCAGGGCCCGGTATTTGCCGATGCTGAACACTTGGTACCAAGCTTCGGACATTTGCCAGTCGGCCCATACGCCGCGGGTTCGGTCGCGCGCCACCCGGTATGCGAATAGGTCGATGTTGTCGCTTTTTGGGCTGACGCCGTAGCGGCCGATGCGTCCGTGGTTGCCGTATTCGCAGACAACGCGCACCTTCTCAAAGTTCTGCCCGAGGGTTAGGACCATTTGCTCGATGATGCGTGACGTCTCAAACAGCTGCTCGAACAGGTGAGCCTCGATCTCCCAGGCTTGTCCTGGGAATATGTCGATGCCTTCGACCATGTCGCCGCCGAGCATGAGTACGCATTCGCGTACCGGGTGGTGCGCGCGCTGAATGTCCGTGATCTGTACGACCTTGTCAATAAACTGCTCCATGCGTTGTGCGCATGTTTTGACGTCGTATGACACCGACTTCTTGCCCAGCTGCCAGTCGGTCGCGTGGATGAGCGCTACCTCGGCTTTGCCTTTTCGCTTGTCTTTGCTGATGTTTAGGGGCTTGCCGGGTGGGGTGGCTTTGCCGGCATCGAGCGCGGCGCGGTACACCGCTTCGACGATCTCGTCGGATTGTGATTTGTATTTGCGCACCTGCTGTTGTGCGCGTTTCAGCGCGGCCCGCAGGTCCTCAATCGTTGCCAGTTCTTCGAGGTCGTCGCGCAGGCTCATGACTGTGCCCGCAGTTTGTGCACAGCGTTGTTGGCTTGCGTGACGGTGCCGAGCGGGCATCCGCGCTTGAGTAGCTCACGGGCGATTGCCGCGTGGGTGTATTTCGGGTCTGCCATTACCTGTCGCCATTCGTCGGCGTCAGGTTGGCTGGCAATGAATGACTCAATGATCTGAGTCTTTGTCAGCTTTGGCGCCAAATCGTCCAAAATGCCCATTTTCGTGATCCTCCAAGTGTTTTGCGAGCTTTTGCTCGATACGCCTCAGCATAGTCATAACGGTGGCGTGATCGGTCGAATTCTCGCGGCGCAGCTTGTGGATCAGCCAAGCGGGCAGGACGGCCGCGGCGATGACTCCCCCGGTGCTAATTAGGGCGACGATCACTTCCGTTGGCATGGCTGTCCTTCCAGCGCTGCACTGCGGGGGGTACTTTGTCCCCTACAACGTAGCGAATGTGCCACGGCTCTGATTGCAGCTCCCAGCTAAAGCCGTAGTGCTGTGCGTGTTCCAGCAGCCACTCCAAGCGTTTGCCTGACGCATTCCAAATATCGACGGCCAGTCCCCAGCCGTGAAACGAGGTGCCGGGTGTCGCGACAAGTGCCAAGCTGTTATTGCGGATGTACCAAACTTGACCGTTGTACGTTCGTACCGATTTGGGGTTGGGTCGGTACTCGTTGGTGTATCGAGCGAAGAACACCCGTTCCTGCGCTGTGAGCGGTCTGTACGTGTCCAGGCTGCTCGTGGGCTTGATCGGGCGTATTTGGTCCCCGAACGGCCTCGCCGCGGCTCTGAGGGCTTCGTAGGCGTCAGCAGCGAGCCTGTGAAGTTGCCCGTAGGGGCGTACGGTGCGCAACAAGCCAGGGTGAAGCTGCCCGTTTTTTTGACCAGCCAAATCGGCTGGCATCCGCACCGGGCGGATCGGCAGCCTATTTGCGGCCATACCGCTTATCGTTCGGGTTTGCCCAGTTGTAGATCACGGGCAGCACTGCGACGAGCCCGGCTTTTAGCATTTCGTCGAGCCCGTAGTTTCCGTTGATACCGAGAGCGGCGGCGCCTGCGACGAATGCGCGCAACCAACTTCCGAGCAAACATTTGGTTTCCTCACTCACTTTCATCGGGCACCACCGGGGCTACAAATTGGTCAAGCACTGGGTCGTATGTGTAGCCGATGCCCGCATACGTTCCGCGAAAGTTGCCGTGATACGAAGTCTGAAGCCATGAACCTGCAATGCCGAGCGATGCAATAAACGCTTGACCGATCGGTTCTGATTCGGGGAAGTCTCCGCCGCCGCAGTCGTCATTGGCAATGACGATGACTTGCTGAACCATGTTGTTGTCGTCAATTAATGCAAAGTGCGCCATAGTTAAACCTTAAACCTTACATACACGATGCCTGAGCCACCTGCCCCAGCTGCGACGCCATCTTTCGAGCCTCCGCCACCCGACGCGGTGTTTGCACCCGCTGACCCGGCAGGCGTCGAACCCGATGAACCAGCCGCGCCAACTGATGACCCGCCCGCGCCGCCAGTCACCGAACCAGCCCCGCCTCCGCCGCCAGACTTGAACAGTGCAGACCCACCGACAAACGCTGAAACGTCATACCCTGCGCCACCGGCTCCACCAGTGGTTCCTGATACACCCGACGAAGCACCAGCCGCGCCGCGACCACCTCCGCCCGGGCCCGAAGTGTTAGAACCGTTTTCGGATTTGCCGCCAACATTACCCTGACCAAACACAGCGACTTGGCCCGTTTCTTTCCCTCCACCAGAGGAACCGCCCAAAACACCATTACCAGCGAAGCCACCTTCGCCGCCGCCAGCGGAACCGTAATCGCCTACATACGAATAACTCCCTTGTGAACCATTCGTAGCGTTCCCGGTTGCCGCCGCGCCACCAGCACCAATAGTGACCGTTTGATTTGCGTTCAAATAAACACCTGTGTAAATGCCCAAACCGCCTGCACCGCCGCCGCCAGCACGAGAAAAACCTGCGCCGTCGCGACCCCCACCCGCGCCCCCACTAGCCACGAGAATGTCAAACAAGCCTGCCTTAGTGACGGTCAATGTGCCGCCCGAGGTAAATGTGAGCAGAGTGTAATTCTGGCCGCCAACCGTGATCGAGCTGCTCGACCCGCCTGTTGCTACGCCGTAATTGGAGCCGCCACCGCGAAAAAAGATCGCCGAAGAGGCGCTCGTGAAGTACAGCGCTCCACCCTCCCACTGAGCTAGGGCCAACGAGCCCGCTGTATTGACCGTCGCCGTACCGGCTGTGACGGTGCAGGTTCCTGTGTTGATGTTATGAATCCAAACTGTGTCACCAGCAGTAAACACGCTGTCGTTGACCGTAATGGTCTTGGCGGTCGCCGCGTTCATCACGATGCGCTTGCCAGCGTCGCCCGCAACAAGGGTGTAGTTGTCGGTTTTGGTGTCGACCGTCCAGTTGTAGTCATTGGCCTGAAGCGCGTTCATGTCCGCGGCTTCGAGTACCTGGCCGATCGAAAAGGTCTGCTTTGCCATGGTGCTCCTATCCTAGGACGTTATTGGCGTCGAGTACGCCGTAAATGGGGTCGTCGAGGATGAGCTCGTAAACGATGGTCGTGGGGCTGGTGTAGAACTTGACCCGGTGGCCTGACTGGAAATCGATATATGCCTCAATGCCTTCTACGGACAATTCCTCGCCAATCTGGCTATTGAGTCCAGGAATTTGCTTCTGGACGCTGATCGTGTCACCAATGTCGATCGTGGCCACGTCGTCCCGTTCGCCGCTGGTCAACATGGCAAATTTGGTTCCGATCGCGGTAAACCGCGGTTCGGGCTCGCCCACGATCAGATAGTCGGCCAGGGCTTGCAGCTCGCTGTTGTTGAGGATGCTGTTTTGGATGGATTTGGTTTGGATGAAGTATTTGGCTTGGCTGGTCAAATCGTCGGCGGTGGCAGTGGCCCCGTCCAGGTCAATGACTTGGGCGCGGTTGACGACGTTGTCGGCGTCAAACTCGATCTCGATGCTGTCGTAGTGGGTTCCGCCGTTGTCGTCAAAACTGATGACTGGTGAGCTCAGGGTCGTGCCGATGCGTTTTTGAAACGTCAGGACGCCGTCGCGGCCCATGAAAATGCGGCCTTGTTCGGCTTCCTGGATGGCGTTGACGTATTGCAGGGCGTTGGTGCCGTCTGGGACGGTGTACGCCGCGTCTGAGCCCAAGACGACGCTGCTGGCCTCGATTGACGTCGGACCGGTGTAATTGACCTCAGGGCGCGCCAGGAGGGCTGTGAGGCGCTCGTCGGTTGTGTCAACGGGGACGTTCCATTCGTCCAGGTATGCCTGGGCGAGTTTGTAGAAGTCGTCGGCGCATTGGACGGTGACGATGTTGGGGCCGGCCATTTCGAAGTTGTAGTCGTAGGCGGTGACGGTGCCGACGAACAGGTATTCGCCTTCGCGACTGAACCTGACGCGGCGCATGGGCGCTAGCCCCGGTTCGAGGTTGTTTGGGTCGTAGTAGGGGCTGTTGCTGTCGTACGGGCCGAGGATGCCTGTTTCGTCGCGCATGACGAACGTCATGGTTCCTGCACCGAATTGGTCGTCGGGCTTTTGGCGGCCGCGCTTGTAATTGACCGCGGTCACGAATTCCGTGATATCGGCGAACTGGGTTGTCGGGCCCAGCAGGTAGGTGGTGTTGTCCAGGATGCCCTTGGTGGTGTCATCAAGCCTGAAGCTGCCGACGTCGAAGCCCGTGTCAAGCTCGAGCAGGTAGTCGCCTGATTGGATGATTGTGGCAGACATTACGCCACCGCGATGTTGACCGGGCCGCTGCGACGGTTGTACTGGCGCAGGGCGTTCACGATTATGTCACCGAGCCTGTCGTCGGCGACGGTGCTGTTGATCGTGATGTTGGTGCCTCCACCACCAAAGCGGCTGAGCTGAGATAGCGGGATCACGGCTTCCGGTTCGCCGCCTTCGCCGATCATGGCCAGAGTCGGGCTGGTGACAATGCCGCCTTCGGCGAGCCCAGGGATGACGGCGCTGATTGCGCCACCGATGCCACCAGCGATCTTGCCGACCGCACTGGCTGCCTTGCCTGCCAGGTCGATGATGGTTTTCAGCGGGTTGATGATCCACTTGTAGAACTGTTCGCCCAAGAACTGCACTGCGCCTGAAACGATGCCGAACTTCTTTTCCAGCACCACGAACGCGGCGACAAGCGCGGCAATGGCAATGATGACCAAGCCGATCGGGTTGGCGCTCATCACAAAATTGAGCACTGTCTGGGCGACCTTCACCGCGACCAGGGTTGCCTGGTAGACCTTCATGGCGACGTTGGCGGCGACGATCGCCGCGGCCAGCCCGCCGATGACGCTGATCGCAATGATGACAATGTCTTTGTTGGCGGCCATTGCCCCGGTGAACTGTGACAGCAGCTTGACGCCAGCCTCGACGATCGGCAACAGGACCGCGCCGAGCTCAGCCTGCAAGTCCTTGACCTGTGCGGTCAGGATGCGCTGGCTGTTGGCCAGACCGTCGCTAGTGCGCGCGAAGTCGCCTTGAGCGTCCTTGGTTGCCTCCATGATGAGCGCCTGCGTAGCAAGCGTCTTGGCTGACGCGCTGAGCTTGTCGTTCGTGCCGTCGACCGCCGCGGCAAGCCGGTTCTCGGCCTGCTCGAGCGCCAGCGCCGTCTTGGCGGCCTCAATCGAGCCCTCACCGAACTTATTGACCGTTTCCGTGTGCTTCTGGAACGCAATGTCAGCCTTCTGGGTCGCAATGTTGACCTTGTCCATGTCCACCGTCGCGGTCACCAGACCCATTGACAGGGCTTTGGCGGCGACCGCGTCAGCGGACAACAGGACACCGAAACGGCGCATGGGTTCGGATTCGCCGCGCAACGCGGCACCGAGCGCGACGACGGCTTCCTCAGGGCTTGTGTTGTTGAACGATGCCAGGTCGGATGCGAGTTTGGTGAAGTCGGTGCTGAACGTGGCCAGTTCTGACCCGGTCAATCCTGCGGCTTTGCCGAACGTGCCGAAGGTGGCTGCCGCGTCGAGTGCCTGCTGGCGGGTCTGGCCGAGCGCCTGAGCGGCATTGTCGGCGAACTGGAAGATAGCGTCGTCGGCGTCGCCGAAGATGACGCTCGTTTTGCTGATCGTTTCGTTGAGATCGCTGGCTGCCTGAACTGCGGGCACAGCTGCCGCGGTCAAGCCACCGAGCACCGCCACAGCCGGCACAAACGACTTCTTCAGCGCGAACTGGGCCTTCTGGCCGACAGTTTCTAGCTGTTTGAATTCCTCGACGGCGCGGCTAATCCCTTTGCCGTCGAATTCGCTAATGATGGGGATTGTGACAGCCATTAGCGAATAAGCCTACGGTTCGTAGCGGCGGTGACTTTGTCGACGATCGCTTCAACGCCGCCCTCAATCTCATTGGCTTTGCGTTCGTACGCAGGCCACATGAAACGGGACGCGCGCCCAAAACGGCGTTCCAGGTTGGCAATCATGACCTGGCCGCGGTTAGTGCTGCCGCCGCGTTTGCCAGCCATGTCCGCGACCGTACCTGCCGGGCTTTTCATAATGACCTTCATGACCGCCAGGGCGTTGCCGCGCTTGCGGGTGTCAATCTTGGACGTGACCGATTTGGATATGACGCCAGTTTCCCAGGGGAAGATTTTGCCGGCTTTCCAGGTTCGAGCGAAGCCTGACAGTGCAGGCTGTTTGGGTATCGTGCCGCGTATCTCGTTGATGACTGGTTTGACGACCTGCCGGAAGTCTTTGATGATCTCGGCGCGTAGTTCTGGTTCAATCTTGTTGAGCTCGCGAAGCGTTTCTTTGATGCCAATTACGGTGGTCATCGTTTGTTCGCTTTCTTTGCTAACAGGTGAACAGTGGCCAGGTCATTCCAATCGAACTCTACGTCTGGCGGCCAGTACCCAGTTGCCAGCAGCAAATCCGCTAGCTGGCGTCTGAGGCTGCCGCTTCCGTAGGGTTTGACGCCTCCACGTCTGGCACCTGGTAGTTCTGCACCGACTCAAGCCAAGTGTCGTAGTCGCGGTTTTCTTTCTTGGTCGCGGTCAGGCGGTGCCAAGCCATGAACATGAGGTCGTCGATGCCAATGCCGCCCTGAATGTCAGTGATCTTTTTGCGGAACTTGCGTTCCCACGCGGCAACGGTTGCGATCGTGGTTTCGATTGTTTCTTCAACTTGCTGGCCGTCGGGCTGCAAGTACGCCACCTGAAGTTTTAGTTTCATGTCACGACTCGGTCAGGTCGCCACCGGTGAAAGTGACTTCGACTTCCGACAGTTCGCCGAGGTTGGCGTTCACGACGTCGAGCGATTCGAGGTACGTGTTGCCGAGGTTGAAGTTCTTGCCGCCTGCGGCGACGACGACCGTGGTGACGGAGCCTACGAGGCTGGTCAGCGTGTCCCAGGTTTCGTCTGTGCCGTACGCCATGAGGAACGTGGCGGTCAGCGTGTGGTTCTTGAGGCCGCCGGTGTAGGTGCGGTTCGTCGAGCCGAACGCGGTCGTTTCCAGGGCCTCCTGGGCCTTGGTGAGAACGACCGACTTGCACTGGTCCGTCAAAGACTTGGTGTTGACCGTAATCGTCGGGTTTGCAAGGTAGGTCGTGGTTGCCATGCGTAATGCTCCTTATCGGTGACGGCCGCTGCAAGCCAATCTTAGTCTAAGCGTCAAGGTGCAACCTTGGTGCTCAATGTCAGTTCATATGCAGGGTATTCGGCACCGCCGACCGTTTGAATGACCGGGCGGCCTTCCATGAGGCCAAGCTGTGCTTCACGGATTCGATCGGCAAGGCTCAGCAAGCTGACCAAGGCGTTGCGGTTGCCTGGCCCTACGCCGATCACGGTCAGGCTGAACTGCATTTCGGCGACGACGTTGCTGTGCATACGAAACGACGGTGCCTGGAGCAGGATGCAGGGCGGGTTGATGTTGCGCGGGTCGTCGACGATGGTGAGCCCTGTGGCTTGGCTGAGCCCTGCTACAAGGTCGTCGTAGCCTTCGTTAAACAGGTTGTCTAGGGGCATCACGCCACCTGGGGACGGTTGCAGCCCATTAGGCGCAGGATTTGGCCGAAACTGCCGCCGACCGGAGCGCCTGTTGCTAGCGGGTCAA